ATCAGCCATATAAACTCCAACTCCATGCAATCATGTACGTGCCAAAGATGACAAAGGCAATTATGAGAGCCGCCGCAATAAATGCTTCAGCCCAGTCTCGCATATCACAACCCCAAAACCTTTTTTAATAGTTCTCCAGCGACGCCGGGGCCGAACAGGACGCACACGATCACCCCATACAAGAGGTATTCAATCTTTGTCATGCGCTTGTCCCCATCACGCAAAGAACGATCAATGCTGTTGTATCGTTCTGTGCAGATGGCTTCGTGTACGGCAAGCTTTGTCTCAGTGGTGTCCAAGATTAGCTCCACTTGATGATTACGATGCCAGAGCCGCCGTTACCGCCAAAAGCGTCTCTTAAACCGTACCCACAAAGCCCACCACCTCCACCACCTGTGCCAAACGAACCGTTACCACCGGGAACGCTATTTGTTCCCGCGCCATTACCGCCGCCGCCAGTACCGCCAGTTCCTCCAGCAGTACCAGTTTGACCAAGGCCGCCAGCGCCGCCGCCGCCGTAAAATGTGGATGTTCCAGAAAGTGTGCTAGACCTGCCAACGCCACCATTACCACCAGTTGCAGAGCTTGGCGCTCCTCCTACTGCGCCTGCGCCGCCACCGCCACCAGCAGGATATGGGCTTCCTGTGTTACCTGAGTTTCCTGTTCCTGCGTATCCTTGAACAGGACTTGTTACGGGAGTTGCCGCACCGCCTGTAGTTGCCGTGCCATCACCAGCACCGCCACCGCCAGAGCCACCATCTTGACCATTTTTCAATGGCGCACCCGAATCAGTGGCTCCACCTGCACCACCACCAGTAGATGTAATGGTGCTAAAAACAGAATCAGAACCTTTAGTTGGGTATCTAACTAACCCACCCGAACCGCCCAAACCTCCACCGCCTACTGTTACTGTGTAAGTAGTACCAGCCGTTACAGAAAGACCTGTAGCAGTACGATAGCCTCCAGCGCCACCGCCGCCTGTGTACGCTCCGCCACCACCAGCAACTACTAAATATTCAACTTGTGTTGCACCAACAGGTGCTGTCCACACGCCAGAGGTGTAGAAAATTGCCGTGTTAGCAGGCAAACTAGATAACTGAGTTGCTGTTGTTGGAGCTAAAGTCCCTGATGCCGTAAATGTATGAACCACATAAAAACCACTAGGGCCAATGCCACTTAAAGTTACTGTCCCACCAGTGAAATATTGAATTGAGCCGGGGTAGCGAAGAATCACAACTCCAGAGCCTCCTGCGGCTCCTGACCCACCAGACGCGCCACCACTTCCGCCACCACCACCTGTGTTAGCAGTTCCCGCTGTGCCAGCCGTGCTAGAAGCGCCACCAGCGCCACCACCGCCAAGACCACCAAATCCACCACCAGAATTACCGCCACCACCTCCGCCTCCAGCATAAACAGTAACAGCCCCGCTGATAGCAGAGGCAACTCCCGCACCTCCAATACCACCAATAGCAGTAGAAGCACCCAAAATACCAGCGGTTCCAGCACCGCCTCCTGAACCGCCTGCACCAATACCTGCTGAGTTGCTTCCAGCGTTACCTTGCCCAGATATACCTGATGCTCCAACACCAGTTGTATTTCCGCCACCGCCGCCTGATCCGCCAACATTGCCAGCAGAATTACCACCAGAACCAGCCGCCCCAAGACCGCCACCTGAAGCAACAATACGACCTGTAGTTGCCGCAGAAGATGTAGCATCAAATACTGAATTACCACCATTTGTAGAGGTGGTGCCACCAGCGCCAACGGTTACAAAATAAGATGCTCCCAAAGTTACACCTGCATAACCAGCAAGCAAACCACCTGCGCCACCTCCACCGCCTGTATCACCTCTTCCGCCGCCACCTCCAGCAACAATCAAATACTCAACTACAGACGGAGGAACGCCCGTCCAATTCAGGTTTTTGACCGCCTGACTGACTTGACTCAGTGTCCACATTCCGCTGTATTGAGGCATCTCTTGCTCCGATTAAACTGTTGGCGCTACGAATTCAACCCAAGAAGTTGTGGGTTCATCCCATGTAAACATCTTACCTTCTGCAACAGGCATAGGTGTAGGTGCGCCCCACTGACAAGTATCTTCGTTCAACAACCAAGACGCAAATGGCTTGGGAGGAATAAACGCATCACGACCTGCATCGTATGTGTAGCCAATACCAGCGTAGTTTTTACGCAGTGGCGTACCACCTTGCGCGTGAACTCCACCAGAAGTGTTGTAACTCGTTTGCACCCAAGATGCTGGGTCGCCCCAGTGACCAAGGTTTAAAACGTCCTGCTCGATGACAATGACTTGCGTCACTACACCGTTCTCTACTTTTGCGAAATGGCTCATAGTTGCTCCTTAGAAAATGATTGAACCTGAAGATGTAAATATGTAAATTTGATAGCCGTCACTATAGTTTACTTGGGGTGAACCTGTTACTAGCGCTGGGGCTGAATTGAGTTGTGGGTAACGAACGATGACAATTCCAGAGCCGCCTTGACCGCCGCTAGTGCCGCCATCAGAAGCACCGCCACCACCTCCGCCAGTATTTGATGTGCCCGGAGTTGCATTTTGTCCACTTCCAGAATAAAGCGAACCTGCACCTCCACCACCTGCGCCGCCTTGACCGCCATTAACTGAAAAACCGCCCCCGCCACCACCGCCAGCGTAAAAAACTCGTGCGCCTGTAATAGTTGAACATAGTCCTGTCCCACCATTACCGCCAATATTGTTAGCACTTGCGGCAAGAGATGGGGGAGAAGCACCTGCGCCGCCGCCACCACTAGCGCCACCTGATGAACTACCTATTCCACCAGCATTACCTTGTCCAGCAACTCCAGTACCGGGCGTTCCCAATGATGATCTTGTACCGCCGCCTGAACCACCATTACCCCCGGGTTCGCCACCAGTAGCTACGTTGTTTGCACCAGCACCACCGCCTGTGGCAGTGATAGAACTAAAAACAGAATTGTTTCCGTTTTGTCCATAAGGCGAACTTGCGCTTGCTGAACCTCCAGCACCAACAGTAACAGTTAGTGCAGTACCAACCGTAACTGCAAAACCAGTTGCTTGAAGTAAGCCACCAGCACCAGCACCGCCGCCTCGGTTTGTTCCGCCGCCACCACCGCCAGCTACTACTAAATACTCAACAGCATCAGGAGCGCCACCATAAGGATTAAATGCGCGTTGGGTCACAGCAGTGTGAGTACCAGAGCCTGAACTGTTTGTAAACGTGACAGCAGAGCCGCTCAATGTTGTAGAAAATTGGCAAGTGTTTGTACTTGTGTTGATGACGTAGTACGTTGTGTTTGTAGACAAGCCAGTTGGCAAAGTACCAGTGGTTGTGAACTGCACAGCTTGACCCACAGCAGGAGTTCCTTGCGTGGAGCCAAAGGTAAAGGTCGGTGAAGTTACAGCCGTGAACGTGCCAATCGACACATTGATATTTTGCCCAGCAATAAAACCACCCAGTCTATTACTCATGTCTATTCCTTAGAAGGTGATTGAACCAGAGGCAAGGAAGGTATAAATTGTGTACCCGTTTGCTGTTGTTTTTGTCCCAGTGGTCACACTTGCGGCATCAGCGTATGCAGTTGGATAACGAATAATCACAATACCTGTGCCACCATTTGCGCCATTTTGGGCTGTAGGTGCGCCTCCACCACCACCGCCTCCTCCACCAGTGTTTGTAGTACCGTTAACAGGGCTAGTAGTTCCGTTACCACCTGCGCCTCCACCGCCTACACCGCCTACACCAGCGGTTGTAGTGTTGCGAGTTCCGCCACCACCTCCGCCAGCATAAGTTGTTACTGTTCCTGAAATTGCAGACGCTATGCCTGCTCCTCCGTTGCCAGCAATGCCATCCCCAGAAGGAGAAAGACCAACAGTGCCTGCGCCGCCGCCACCACCGCAAGGAGCACTGCCAAAACCACCTGTATTGCCGCCTCTGTTTCCTTGCCCAAATATACCTTGACCACCAGAGAAATTACCCGTAGCGTCAGCACCAGTACCGCCGCCCGAACCACCTGCTACACCAGCATAGTTGCTACCAGAACCTCCACCTCCACCGCCGCCTGTAGAACTAATAGACCCAAAAACAGAATTTCCGCCGTTTGATCCAGCAACCCCTGAAGTTGCTCCAGCGCCACTAGCGCCAATCGTTACTAAAAGTGTTTGTCCATTAGGAACAGGATCAATACCAGTTAATAAACCACCAGCACCACCACCACCGCCAGACGAAGAGCCACCAGAGCCACCGCCACCACCAGCAACAACTAAGTATTCAACTGACGGAGTTTTTTGAGCAGGCCATCCACCTTGCTGAACAGCTTGTATAACTTGCTTGAGATTAAATAAACCGTTTGCCATAGAACCTCAGAATGTGATAGTGCCAGAGGCAACAAACTTGTACACGCGCCATGCACCTGCAACGTACATTTCAGGCGATCCAGTTGTTGATGTCGCAGGGGCTAAGTAAGAGGGATAGCGTAGGATTACAATTCCAGAGCCGCCAGAGCCGCCAGCACCTGCATTTCCAGCGCCAGCACCGCCAACTCCACCACCACCTCCACCAGTATTGGTGAATCCGTTTGCGCCAGTTAGTGAATTTCCTGTGCCAAAAGAACCAGCGCCACCACCGCCACCACCACCTATTCCTTGCACTGTAGTGTTATATCCACCACCACCGCCGCCTCCAGCATAAAATAGTTGACTTCCTGAAATGGTACTTGCTAAACCTGTACCACCAACGCCACCATAACTTAATGTACCTGCGCCACCAGTTGAACCTGCACCGCCGCCTCCACCAGCACCGTAAGCAGGGGCAGTAGAACTACCAGTGCCTCCGTTATTTCCTTGACCAGATGTAGCAGAGCCAACAGCACTACTACCTTGTGCGCCGCCTCCAGAACCACCGCTACCTCCAGCAAAACCACCTGTACCGCCGCCAGTAGCAGTGATTGATCCAAATACCGAATTAACTCCAGCAGATGCGGTATTGCCTGATGCACCAGCGGCAGAGCCAGCACCACCAGAACCAATGGTTACAGTAATAATTGAACCAATAGTAATAGCGTACCCAGTAGCCGATAAAAGACCACCCGCACCACCACCCGCTCCGGGGCCGCCAGCACTACCTTGGCTTCCTCCACCCCCGCCAGCCACGACAAGGTATTCCACCGTTGTTACAGGTGAATTGATGCCAGTCAACCCAGCGGATAAAACACCGCCAACTTTAGTAAGAGACATGAAAGCCTCCTATCAGGTTGGGACTGTGCCAGTGATGGACTCTAATGTGACCGTGAAATTGATTGCGCTTGCGGTGCCGGGAATCACGCCCACAGACTGACCATCAGTGATGTAAAACGATGTCGTTTTATCAGCCAAAATAACTGATGAGTTTGGTGGAACGCTGACCTGATACGCAATGTAGTACAGCGTACCGCTTGCAAACGTAGCGTTGTTTGCAATAGCTAGACTAGCTGTAGCCGCAGAAGATGTCACGTTAGAAGCCACAACGCTTGTGATGCGGTTTACAGTGCCAGAAGCTGGCGTCAAACCAGTCACTGCTGTGCTTGTGTTTGTAATAAAAGCCGCATTACCCGCCGCTTGTGATGTGGAAGATGGCGTAACGTAGGCACTGATGCCAACAATCTGCGTTACGCCTACGATGTTTGTATTTGCCATGTTGACTCCTTAGAACCCAAAGATCATCGCCATTGCGATGGATTTACCTGTTGAAATACCAGCCGTACCGAACGACAGATTACCTGACCCGTCCGTCACCACTGCCTGACCTGCTGAACCGTCCGTCGTTGGATATTTCAACGCCGCAGGATTGTTGAACAAAAGCTTAACAGTGCCAGAAGCATTTTTTGTGTAAACACTCATGC